ACCAAAGCCAACAATATGGCAAGCGATTTCACCGGAGATTAGTTTTTGTTGTGGGTTTAAATTTTCTGTTTTGTTCATAAAAAATACCTATCGTTTATTTAACACTGTGGAATATCGTCATATTCCGTTTAGTTGTTCGAACGATAGGTATTTAACAGCAAATTTAATTTTGATGGTCTGGAATATTCCGATTTACATAGAATGTTCCAGATAATGAAAAAAAATGTTCTAGATTTCTTATTTTTCTTCAAGATCTCCTAATATCCCACGAATAAATTTAGAGCTTGGCGGTATTAGTCCATTTTTAGTGAAGTCTTGTACTATCTCACCATCTTCTTTCATGTTATCTTCGCCTTTTTTCTTAAAAGCTTTGATTATATCTGTTTGATTTTTACAGCCATATTGAAGATCGATTAAGTTAACGATCAATCTAGCCATTGTATTTTTAGTTTTTGTTGAGAGTTTAGCACTTGATTTTTCATTTTCTAACTCTGAAATTTTAGCTTTTAACTTGCTTATTTCTTCAGGTATTTTATATGTGTCATCAATCACCCCCATACTAGCTAAAAACATCATTAGATCTTCATGTAAAATACAAATTTGATGAATTGGCAATTTAGCCTCGTAATGGTTGTCTATGAATATCTCTAAATTATTTTCATCTGAATTAACACTTAACGTCATCGGGAAATAAATCATCTCCCGATTTATAATATCTGTAAAGGAATGAGATGGGATTTTAAAATAACCACCAAGCCAAAAATTACCCATTTCCGAGCCATTAAATACTTTGGAAATTTCACCTAAAAAAACATCATCTACTTTATGATAATAAAACAGCGTTAAGAATATATTTTTACTCTTGTAATGTACGTGAGTTTGTTCATCAAGAAAGTGATCTACTTCAGCTAAATCTTTATCTATTTTGAAATTACACCCATAAGGTTCAATAGTGACACTATTAGCGGGAATATCTTCTCTATCTATCGATGAAATACACTTATTGTTTCCCGTTAAATAAACAGATGAAACTAATACCCCGTCACGCAAATAATCTAATAAATCATCTCTATCAATTCTAATCCCGTAGTTTATGGACATATAGTCAACTGCTTTCTCTAGAGAATATGCTTTCTTAGGCAGCATTCTTTTTGATGGTTCCATAAATACCCCTTTCGCATTTAGTCCTTATTTGAGAGAGCGCACCAGCAAAGTAAGGTTCTTTGTTTTCGGGGATCAGCCTAGATGCGCTATATTTGGTTGGTTTTAGGAAATGTTAGCCGTTTGCTATATTCTTTGGTTCAAGGGGCTTGAAGTTTCTTTCGTAAAGCGGGATAATCTAATTGCCTTTAGAAACTCCCCTTGAGTGATAAAGGTTATTACATACGACTTTAATTTAAGCCATCGTTCACGCGGTGGCTTTTCTGTTCCTAACACTCTAATTATTAATCAATAAAGTCGATTAATTTTTGTTCATTATAGCAAATTTAATTATAAAGTTTAACTACGTTTAGTTACGGCTCTTTTATATCTAATCTATTGATATTATAATAATTATGTTACATTTTAATTTGAAGTGTAACAGGAATTCCCAGTGAATTGGGAATACTCGCACAAATAGGCTTTCGATATGTCATTACGTCATAATCCCCTCGTTGTGAAACGCGGGGATTTTTTTGTCTAACGTTTGCTATTTCCGTTTAACTTTCTTCATTTCTTTGAGTTGCTTAGCGGCTATAAAGTAAATTGTTTCGAGAGCATCCATATTAGGGCTGTTTGGTCTGTTGTTTATTTCTCGTTTTGCTGCATCGCATTTACATTGAAGAATGTAGATAACTTCATCCAGTGGATATGGTTCATTGTCATCATACAAGCTAATAAAAGTGAAAAGTGCGGTAGATTTCTTATAGTGTTTCACCGCTGCTATTAGTAAGTTCTGTTTTGCCTCTTTACATCTAATCATATATCCAATCCGTTAAATTGCTCTAGTGCGTGTTTGTGTTCGTCTGATAGTTCGAAAATTAAATCACCGTATTCAAGTTGATAAGTGCCGAAAGACATTAGGAAGGCGACTGCTGGGTCTATCTTGTTTGCGGCTTTCTTCTTGTTCGGTTTAATATTGGCGTTCGCGTCTGTTTCCATAACTACATTTGATAAAGCCCACGCAAGCACTGGATCGCCATTGTGTTCTATCATTTGTCTGTTTATTAAAACTTCCGCACTTTTTGCCACTGGGCTAAATCGTTGGTATGTTTGCGGGAATGGCTCTACTTCAAGCCCAGCCGCTTGTAATTGTGTTCGTAAATGGGTTGCGTTCCATACATCAAAGCCTGTCATTTTGATATTGAAACGTTCAGCATCTTTCAGAATATCGTCTCTGATTTTGTCGTAGTCGATGCAATCCCCTTCCGTTGCTATTAGCCAACCACTGCGCACCCAGTTTCGATACATTGCGCGGTTTTTATTTGCCACGTTGTTAAGTTGGAATTCGGGAATGTAGTGTCGTGTAAGCAAGCGCACTTTGTTTCCGTGTGGGAATGTATAACAAAGGCTTGTTAAGTCGTTGGTACTTGATAAATCCAGCCCTAAATAACAATCTTGATGAAGTAAATCGCTTTCAGTGTACTTCCGTTCACATTGCGCCCAGTTTCCATCACCTAGCCACGGTGTAGAGCCTTGGCACCATACATTAAAGCGCTTAGTTAGCATTTCTACCCATTCGGAAGGAATCCCCCTAGCCTTCTTGATAGTGTTCTCAAAATCAAGGTAAGGAATGGATTTACCTATATTCGGATTTGCTTTTATCCAGTTCTCTTGATTGTCTATTTCGTTTTCTTCGTCTAACTCAAAAATCAACACAAATAAGCTGTCGTTCTGCTCATTTCCTTCAAGGATTTGAGCGCAATAATCATAATGCTGTTTACAGGCTGAAATAACGTTACTTCCGGCTGTTGTAATAGCAAAGAGTAAACCTTCAGGGCGTGCGCCTTGTCCTAGCTCTAACGCGCTATATACGCTGTTGTCCGCGTGTAGGTGATATTCATCTACAATAGCTAAACTAGGGTTAGTTCCTTCAATCGTTGAGGATTTAGCGGCAAGCGGTCGCATAATGCTATTGTTCTTCGGATTGATTAGCTTGTGTTGTTGAATGTTAAGGCGTTTTTTCAATGGGGCTGAAAGCAAGCACATTTGACGAGCATCATCAAATACGATTCTCGCCTGATCTCGGCTTACGGCTGCAGTATAAATATCTTGTTGCCCACCTTCTACCAATAAAAACCAATTAGCCAGTACTGCCGCTACTGTCGATTTAGCATTTTTTCGTGCCACTTGAACATAAGCAGAACGATATTTTCTCAATCCAGTATCTTTCCGTTTAAAGCCTAATAGGTTAGCAAATAGAAACACTTGCCAATCAGAAAGAATAATAGGTTCACCGCGCAAATGCCCTTTAACGTGTGGGCATAATTTAGAGAAAGCCAAAAACTTATTTACCACACCTTCATCAAAGAAATAAGCGGGGTTTGCTAAATCATTAAAATAGCGTGCTACAGCTTGTTTTATTTTTTTACAAGCTACTATTTCTCCAGATTGAACTTTTCCCGCATACTCATGCCAAATCACCATTTTCACCTACATTGTAAGCACTTGATCAAACATATCTGTAGTTTCAACTTCAACCGGATTTTTTCTGCGACTTACTGGGTCAAAGCCTAAAAGCGAGGACATTTTCACCATCACTTTTTCAGCATCTGCTTTCGCTGACAGTGCGGGGTTTCTTGATTGCGTACCTTGGCTATTTACTATTGAAAAGCCGTTTTTATGAATATCCTCAACTGCAGCACGAAAAAGAGAATAATTCACGCAATATAATTCCAGGTGAATTAAGTCCGCATCTTGAATATCACCACGTTCAAGAAGTTGCGGAATTCGTTCTTTCCATACCGCTTTAGCGATTGGATCTAAAAAACTCGGTGGATTATGCGTTTTTTTCTTGTTTTTTGTTGTCATTGTATTTCCTTATTTTCAAAAAAATTACCTTGCGTAAAAATTTGTATAGGGGGGCGGTTCTTTAGGCTTGCCACTTTCTTTCAAAAACTCCCCCCACCTGTTCAAATTGTCTTTTTGTAATCGTTTAATTTAAAGCAAAGTCCAACTTTGGATTGGTTGGCTTAGTTGTTACCATATGACCACAACTCAACTGTGGACATATCACCATAATTCAGTTGTTGCGATATCAAAACGGTTCCTTCTTCGCACCAAATCCGCGTTGGTCTATTACTCGTGTTTTATAACTATGACAATCACGGCATAAAGATTGATGGTTAGATTCAACCCAAAATAGCGGGTCTGCCTGTCCGTTCTCTACTGGCTTAATATGGTCTATCACCGTTGCGGGTGTGTAGATTCCTTTCTCTAAACACATTACACAAAGCGGGTGAAAGCGTAAGTATTGCGCGCGGTACTTACTCCACTTATGGTCATATCCTCGCGCGCTACTGCTTGCTCTTGTGTCTTTTGGCTTATGTTCTTCGCATCTACCGGACTTTACTTTGTTTTTACAGTTAGGATAGCTGCATCGTCTTAGTGGTTGATAAGGCATATCGATTACTAAATTCTTAGTAAGCGCACGGCTCACGGTAAACATCCCATAGAGATTTAACAGTCATAGGGATTATTGTTTGCTGCGTATCTGTTGTTATTTCTCGGTTACTGTATAAATGCCCGATATACATTAAGCAGCCGACTTTTATAGCTGGGGTAAAAGGAACGGTGTTTTCTGTTTCTTCATCACCAAAGGTTTTGCCTATATGCTTTTGGCATACTTCAAAGGCTGCTACCTTATAGCTTTCGATTAAGTCATCATCTAAATCATGATCTACGTTTAAATGCTGCTTAATTTCTTCAAGCGTTAAATCAGTTTTTTCCATTGGTTACCTCTTTACAAATAAGTTGTAATTCCCTGTGTGATTCCTTGCTATCAATGATGCTGGTTATTTCTAAGTGGCGATTACCGTATTTCACGCGCATTGTGTTATCTACATTAGTTCCATATCTAATACGGATTCGCATAACGTTTTCATTCGTTACGCTTGCGCTAGCAAAGAACTCTCTACCCTGTAACGGTTCAACCGCTGCGCGTATATTCGCAACGGTTTTCCACTTACTTACAAATCCGCCATAATCATTAGTTTCGTTTACTTGTTTTTGTAAACTTATCGCCTTGTTATATTTACCGGCTCTAATCATCCGCGCCATTATTTACCCCATTAAGTCCACCATCACCACGTTTAACTTCTACGGTTTGTTTCCATGCTTGACTAAATTCATCTCCACCATCATAAGGCAATAAACCTTCACGTCTGCGTACTTCGTTAGGTGACATTACGCCAGCTTTTATTGCCACATCATAGCTTTTGAATCGTTCGTTTTGACTTGTTCTGAGTAAATCGCTTGTGTCAAATTCGATTAAGTGCCGTTTCTTGCTATTGCTCGTTAAGTCAATCATTAAGGCATCTTTGAGTTGTTGTTCAAAGTTAGTTAGCCATGGGCGCAAGGTTTGTGATAAGAAAGCTCTACTAGCCTCACTGAAATTCGCATAGCTACTATTGGAATAATCTTGTAGGAAAATCGGGCTTATGTTGTAGATTCGGGCTATATCGGAAATTGTGAAGGTCCGACTTTGTAACCATTCGGCATCTTGGTTTGTCATGCCTAATTGTTTGTATTCCATTGAGCCTTCAAGGATTGGTGTTTTTCCCGCGTTCTTCGCGCCTTTATAACGTTCAAGGGCTTTCACTGCTTTCTGTGCTTTCGCATCGTCTAACCATTCGGCCGTTGAGATTAGTCCGCTTGCCATCAATCCGTTTTTCATAATTGATGCGCCGTGTCGTTGTTGCGCTAAACCTAGTCCAATTGTTTCACGGCAAACTGTCACAGGTGAACGCCCCATAAATCCATCAAGGGAACTATGGCGTAGGTGTAACATTTCATCTTGAAGATAGTTTCTAGTAACTCCGTTTAAGTCCGTTACCTGGTAAATATGTTCGCCTGTTACTTTTCGGAAGATATTTACTGCGCTCGGCTGGTAAGGTGTAAGGCTTACAGGTTCACCCTTGTTATTCCACTCAATCACTGCGTAAGCATTACCAGTTAGCAAACAATGGCGCATCATCGTATATTTGAACTGGTAAGGTGTTTGGTTTCGGTTAGGCATTTCATTTAAAAGGTATTCAACCGGATGACGGTAGATTCTTTCTCGCCCATCTTCTTTCAGTGCGTACAGATAACAAGGCATAGATGCTACCGATTCGGCAATCACTGTTACGGCGTTCATAACCGCTGGTAGAGCCTCTGCAGTTTGTGGGCTGACATATTCGCCCGCACCTGTATTATTTATGCCCATGTAAGAGATAAATTCATCAATAGTGATTGGCTCGCTGCGTTTTTCTTTTCGTCTAAAAGGATTCCACATATTACGCCCCCATTACATCAACCCACTTGCTTAAAAGTGCGGTAGATTTATTTTGCGTTTTTTCTTTAGCAGCCACCATCGAACGCTTAGCGATTTCAACACTGCTTTCCGGATAAGCTGGAATACTTGTTACAGTAACTTCAAATAGCTCCGCTTTAATCACTGTTCTTTGATAAGGTTCCACATCAAATTTCCATTCTTCTTCCATCGCTCGGAATCCGAAAGACATC